AATGGCGGCATGAATCAAACATTCAACATGCAGACACAACCAGCATTTAAAAAAGGCGGCAAAGTGTCGTCTGCTTCTAAACGTGCGGATGGCTGCGCTATTCGCGGAAAAACGAGGGCTTAATCATGGCTACATATACAACCAAACCAATACAAACTGCTCAAACATTGTATGGCGGAAAACCCAACTTTCCGCCACGCGATAATCCCAATCAGTTAAAAGACCTTGCAATGCAAAAAGATTTTTCAATGTGGAAATCCAATCAATTGGATTTCCAAAAAGAAGCTATGGCGCAAAATGCTAAAAAAGAAGCTATGGCTAAAGAAGCTATGGCTAAAAATGCTATGGTTGGCGTGTTGCCAAAACCAATGCCGCCAATGCAGCGCCTTCCAGTTGGAAATCCAATTAACGGTATGGGTGGTAATGGAATGATGGGGGGTGGCATAAAGTTAAATTCTTATGCGCCACCGCCACCTATGGGGCCTGTGGGTATGGGGCAAAAACCACCATTGCCTATGGGCATGGAACAAAAACCACCACCGCCTATGGGCATGGGTATGCCTGGAGTTGGAATGGCAAAAGGTTTTGGCATGAAAAAAGGTGGTGCTGTTAAAGCAAAATCTAAAGGTGCAAAAATGTCTTCTGCTTCTAAACGCGGCGACGGAATTGCGCAGCGAGGCAAAACAAGAGGTCGAATGGTGTAATGCCTAGCGTATCTAAAAAGCAGCATAACTTTATGGAGGCTATTGCCCACTCGCCCTCCTTTGCTAAAAAAGTTGGAATTAAACAATCAGTGGGTAAGCATTTCGCTGCGGCGGATAAAGGTAAAAAATTTAAGGAGGGTGGTGAGATGGCTGAGTCAAAGAAGATGGTTAAGAAAGAAGTGTCGTTCATGAAAGCTAAGGGCGCTCCCAAGTCCATGATGAAACATGAGATGGCGGAAGCCGGTATGAAAAAAGGCGGTAAGACAAAGAAGATGGCTATGGGCGGCATGACTGGCATGGGCAAAGTAAAGACTGCTGCGCCTAGCCGCGATGGCGTTGCTCAAAAAGGCAAAACAGTGGGCAAGAATCTAGGTGACTCCGGCAAGAATGTTGGCATCATGGGTGGCGGCATGAAAAAAGGCGGCATGCCTAAGATGAAAAAGGGTGGGTACTGCTAATGAGGGCTGCGCGAGGTATGGGTGATGTGAAGGCATCTAAGATGCCTACCGGCGTCAAAAAAGCTCGCAAAGATGATACAGATTTCACCCAATATAAAAAAGGTGGAACAGTAAAGCCTGTGTGGGATAAGCCGCGCCCTAAAGAATTAGGTAAGCCGTCTGTGCTTAGTGCTGCAAAGAAAGCATCTGCCAAGAAAATGGCTAAAGCAGCAGGCAGACCTTACCCAAATTTAGTGGATAACATGCGCGCAGCTAGGAAGAAGTAATGGCATATACGACCAGTACCACAGCGTTTAATCCTACCCTCAATGATATTGTTGAGGAGGCGTTTGAGCGCGTTGGATTGGAGTTGCGTACTGGCTATGACTTCCGCACAGCTCGCCGCAGTCTTAACTTGCTGCTGACAGAGTGGGCTAATCGCGGTATCAATCTGTGGACTATTGATACTGGCACCATTCCATTAATACAGGGTGTAAACACTTACGATTTGCCAGACGATACTGTTGATTTGATTGAGCATGTTATTCGTAATTATCCTGGATCAGAAGCAAACCAGATTGACATTAACATTAACCGAATAAGCGTATCTACGTATTCCACGATACCAAATAAGTTAACGCAAGGCCGCCCTATTCAAGTGTGGGTTAACCGTCGATCTGGGCAGACTAGTGATGCGTCAGGCGCTACAGCAAAAGTTCCGCAGATTACTGTATGGCCTACGCCAGATCAAGGAACAGCAAGCGCCCCGTTTTATTACTTTGTTTACTATCGCTTGCGCCGCATGGTTGATGCTGGTAACGGTGTGAACGTGGAAGAAATTCCATTTCGTTTTCAAGAATGTTTAATTTGCGGCCTAGCGTACAGGTTGGCTATGAAGCTGCCTGGTGGTTTAGAGCGCATCCAGTTGCTCAAAGCTCAGTACGACGAGGCATGGGAAATGGCGGCAGGAGAAGACCGCGAGAAAGCGCCAGACCGCTTGGTGCCTCGCATGATTACTTACAGGTGATATATGCCAAGTAAGTATACCGCTGGTAATAAAGCAATTGCAGAATGTGACCGATGTGGTTTTAGGTACTTGCTGAAAGAATTAAAAAGACTGACGATCAAGACAAAGAACGTCAATATTAAAGTTTGCAGAACGTGTTGGGAGCCGGATCAGCCTCAGCTAAGTATTGGTTTGTATCCTGTTAATGATCCACAGGCCGTGCGCGACCCGCGTCCTGATGTTTCTTACTGGCAGTCTGGGTATTCAGGCTTACAGACAGACATACAATCTGGGCCATTAGTATCTGAAAATGGTTATCCAAGTGGTGGCAGTCGGGTAATTCAGTGGGGATGGAACCCAATAGGTGGTGCAAGAAGTATTGATAATGGACTGACGCCAAATAACTTAGTAGCTGGCACATCGGTTTCAAACGTAACCATAAACTAGGAGTACAAGATGGACACAAAGCAAGTTAAAAAGATTGCTGACAAAGAAGTGAAAGCGCATGAAAAGCGTATGCACAAAATGGCAAAAGGCGGCGTAACTACTGAATCCATGGAAAAATACGGCCGCAATATGGCTCGCGTTATGAACCAGCAATCTAAAGGAAGAGGTTGATAATGGCCAAGTTTTCACAAAAAGTTAAAGGCAAAGAAGTAGGTCAAGCATCTACTTATGCCACCCCGCACACTATGAGTGGCAAGGAAGTAAAAGGTGAGTTGCCATATACGGCTGGGGCTAAGGTAATGGATGATATGAACATCTCTATATCTGGCATCAGTAAAGGTAACTACAAACCTACAAAAACTGACGGTATTAAAATGCGCGGCGCTGGTGCTGCCACTAAAGGCACGATGTGCCGTGGGCCAATGGCATAATGACATACTCAGAGTTATACGACGCTATTCTTTCATATACGGAGAACTATTCTTCAGAATTTGAAGCTGCCGTTCCGACGTTTGTTCGGCAAACGGAAACTCGCGTCTATAACGCTGTATCTTTGCCCTCATTGCGCAAGAATCAGTACGGAACTTTAAGCGCAAATAATAAGTATTTGTCAACGCCAGTTGATTTTCTTTCTGTATACTCGATGGCAGTTATTCAGAACTTTGGGTTGTCTAATGAGGTATATACTTATTTATTAAACAAGGATGTTAACTTCATTCGTGAAGCATATCCAACGCCGAACGATACTGGCGTTCCAGGGTACTACGCTATTTTTGGCCCAACGGTAACTAGCAATGTAATTACAACTGAGGTATCTCTTATTCTTGGCCCAACGCCAAATAATAGTTACACAGTTGAGCTTCACTATAACTATTACCCAACATCTATTGTTGATGCTGGCACAAGTTGGCTTGGCGACAATTATGATCCGGTTCTGTTATATGGATCCCTGCGCGAGGCTTATTTGTTTATGAAGGGTGAGCAGGATTTAATTGCTAACGTAGAGGCAAAATACAACGAAGCTCTGGGTGAGTTAAAACGCTTGGGCGATGGCTTGGAGCGTCAAGATTCTTACCGCAGTGGTCAAGTTAGGGTGAAAGTAACATGACGATATACCAAGGATTGACCACAAGTTTTAAAGTGGACATGTTACAAGGTAGTCAAAACGTAGCATCAGATACTTTGAAGATGGCGCTGTATACGGCTTATGCAACATTAAACCAAGATACTACTGCGTATACATCTGCAAATGAAATTAGTGGCACAGGATATACCGCTGGTGGAAAACAATTGTCTAATGTAACCATCAATAGCGGAAGCAATACAGTGTATGTAAGTTTTAGTAATGTGGTTTGGAGCCCAGCCCAATTTACTGCTAGAGGTGCGTTGATTTATAACTCGTCTAAATCAAACGCTTCCGTAGCCGTATTGGATTTTGGGGCTGACAAAATTCAAACTGCTAATAACACATTTACAGTAATTTTACCGCCTGACACAGAGTCTAGTGCGCTAATTCGTATAACGTAAGGAGCAATTATGTCTACTGAAAAATCAAAATCAGGCGAGAAAATCCGCAGTGATGTAGTAGTAAAAAAGGGATTTGTAGAAAGTTTATCGTCTGGCGGCGTGTTTACTGTTACATGTCACGATAAAGATGGCAATGAGAAATGGGTAGATATTGCTCCTAATCTTGTAGTAAATACAGGCTTGCAATCTATGAATACCCAGTTTTTTACTGGATCTGCATATACGGCCGCTTGGTATATTGGATTGGTAAATAACACATCGGCGTCAACAACATTCTCTGGTGGTGATACGTTGGCATCTCATGCGGGCTGGGCTGAGAATAGTGCATATACCGGCAACAGAAAATCAGCGTCTTTTTCAACTGCAACATTAGCAGACCCATCAAATATAAACAACTCGGCTTCGCCAGCCTCATTTACTATGACTGCTAACGCAGTTATTTGCGGTGCTTTTTTAACAAATGTAGCAACCGGAACGTCAGGTTTATTATTTTCAGCGGCAGATTTCCAATCCCCTGGTGATCGCACTGTAGTAACTGGCGACGTTCTAAATATTACGTATTCTTTCAATCTTGACGCTGTTTAATAGGGGGTAAATATGGCAGCTTTTAAAAAAGGTGACATAGTTAAAGTTAACACTGTGATCCCACAAGGCCCAATTATTAAAATGCGCATGGATGATGATGGAACTGTTTACTATTTACTAGAGTGGACTGCTGACGGCACTAGCCACGAGCGTTGGTTTACGGAAGATCAGCTTGTTGCTGCGGGATAATGTGTGGCAGACGGAGGCTACAGCAGTGGCACATGGGGCCAAGTTGGGTGGGGACGCTCTGCTTATGACTGCTTTATTGTGTATGGTAGTGGCGGCTGGGGAGAAATTGACTGGGGGTATGGCGGCTGGGGTATAGGAAACCCCATATCAGCATCAGACCAAGTATTTAGTGACAAAGTACAAACAGGATCAACAAGTGAAACCGCAAATGTAAGTGACGTTGTTTCAAGTGGATTTGTACTTTATAGCAATGTAAGTGATACCGCAAATGCAACAGATTCATTGACTTCTAAAGTAATTTTTTATTCGTCAATACTTGAAACAGTAAATGCAGAAGATAGAGTAGATAAGTATCTTTTATGGCTTGTAACAACAAGCGATACAGCAACAGCAAATGATGAATTTGTAAATGTAAGTTTGTATCAGTATCCAGTTGTAAGTGATACGGTTAATATATCAGAAATAATATTTGGTAGATTTGGCATTTCTGGCAATGTAACAGAAACAGTGCAAACAAGCGATATTGAAACAGTAGAAGCAATTCGTTCAGCAGATATAAATGAAAATGCAACGGCAGAAGAATTTGAAAATGCTCAAGCAATTTTTCAAACTAGTTTTACAGAAGATGTAACTATTGAAGATTTACAAGAAGCATCAGCAATTTTTCAAGCAAAATTATTGGAAAACACGGCTATAAAAGATTTTGTGTTTGCGCAATATTTATGGAATTTAATTGACGACTCACAAACAGCTAGTTGGGCGGTAATTAATGACAGCTCAAATAGCAACTGGACGCTAATAAACACGACAGAAAATGCGTCGTGGAATGTAATAAACACCATTATGTAAGGAATAATCATGGCAAGCACATACAGTGGCAACCTAGCTATTGAGCTTATAGGCACTGGTGACCAAGCTGGTACGTGGGGCATTACTACCAATACTAATTTGGGGACTACGCTAGAACAGGCAATTACTTCTACTGCCAGCGTTACATTTATAGCCGGTGGCAACTCTGCTATTGCGCTTGCTCAAGATCAGGCGTTCCAAGCAGCGCGCAGCTATCGACTTACTCTTGCTGGATCTGCTACGGCAACCCAATATTTGTGGGTGCCAGCTATTAATAAATCATATGTTGTACGAAATGGATTAAGTAACGCAATTATTATATCCAACGGATCTAACGGAGCTGGCACTGGTACGACAGTAACGGTTCCATCCGGCAGATCTATGATTGTGTATAACGATGCAACAAACATAGTTGAAGTTTTAGATTATATTACAACGCTTACTGCTGGCCGTATAAACGTCGCCAACAATGTAATTATTACAGGCAATCTTACTGTATCAGGTAATACAACCATAACCGGCAACGTAAGCGTTTCAAATTTATCATTAACAACGGTATTGCCAATATCGAGCGGTGGCACTGGGGCAAACTCGGCTACGTATGCTTTAACCAATTTGACTGGTTTTACAAACACGGCAACCGCGGCCGGCACTACAACCCTATCAAACACTAGCAGTTACTACCAATTATTTACTGGAACGCAAACTCAAACAGTTGTTCTACCTGTAACTAGCACACTTACAACTGGCTGGACATTCCACATTTGTAATAACAGTACAGCCAACATAGCGGTTAACAGCTCTGGCGCAAACTTGGTAATTAATATTGTTTCAAATGCCACTGCGATGGTTACCTGTATACAAACATCAGGTACTACTGAGGCATCTTGGGAGTTTGGTTTAACAGACTTTAGTACATCAACTGGTAGTGGTAGCGTTGTTTTAAATGTGTCTCCAACCCTTGCGAATGCAACCATAAATGCTTATACAGAAAGCGTTATTGCTGTAGGTAATACAGGAAACGTACAGACATTTAATATTTCCAACTCAACTATCGTAACTGCCACATTAACCGCTAACTGTACGTGGACAATGCCATCCAATACGGCGGGCAAGTCGTTTATTCTTTTGTTAAAAACAGGCAATGGTGGATTTACTAGTTCGTTTACAAATGTAAAGTGGCCTGGAAATACAGCCCCAACTATTACTTCATCTAACAACAGTCTGGATATATTGACATTTATAGCTGACGGTGCAAACTGGTATGGCAACTATGCTCAAGGATATATACCTTAATAGGAGCGCTTAATGTTTATGTCTTTTCAAAAAATAGCGCAGGCAATACGTAATGTAGTGTCGGCTATTCCTTTTAATTTTGTTACGTTGTTATTAAATACAACGGCAACTAACCTTGCGCAAAATAATACTTTTCAAGATTCTTCAAGCAATAACTTTAGCATTACTAGGAACGGCACTCCCACGCAAGGTACATTTACTCCGTTTAGCCAAACTGGGTGGTCTGTAGATTTTAATAACTCAGGAACATATTTAACTGTTGCAGATAACGCAAGTTATAGATTTGGTTCTGCAAACTTTACTATTGAAGCGTGGGTCTATCGTGCAGTTTCTGGAGCAATCCAAACTATTGTTAGTAAGGGCGCGACCACTCCAACTGGCTGGCAGTTTCAAATTAGCGCTGCTGATAAATTAACTTTTACTGACACAAATACTACTATTACCGGATCAGCCTCTCTTGCCAACAATACGTGGTATTACGTATCGGCGGTCAGAGCTGGTAACGCAGCTAACCAAACAACTTTATATGTAAATGCGGTATCCAATGCTGTGGGAACAGCGGCTACTACGTTTACTCAAACTAACGCTATGTTGATTGGCGCAGATAGGGGTTTTAGCAACCTTGCCAATGGATACATATCAAGCCTGCGTTTATCTAATATTGCTAGAACTATATCAACAGTTCCAACAGCGCCGTTTACTGCTGATGGAAATACAACTTTCTTATCGTTAAATTTAAACAGACTGCAATATACAAATAGCGCATCTGTTTATACAGCAATGACTGCTAATGGTACGCCAGTTGTAACTGCATTTTCTCCATTTGTTCCAAGTAACTCATACAGCACAAGTAATGTTGGCGGCAGTTCATATTTTGCTGGAACTGGTAATTTTTTAGTTCCTACGGCAAACAATTTATTTAGCCCAGGAAACACTGGGGCATGGACATTAGAAACTTGGATTTATCCTTTATCAGATAATAATTTTTATGCTGTTGGAACTAATTCACCTTATGCAAATGCAATAGGGTGCCTATATTCTGGTGGCGCATTTACATTTTTTCAACAAGACGGCGGGGCTACGCCAGTAACCATTACATCGCCAGCTTCATATGCGTCAAATGTATGGCACCATTTTGCCGTAGCAAAAAATGCTACAAGTAATTTAATAACAATGTACGTTAATGCTATACGAGTCGGAAATCAACAATATTCAGCAGTAATTTCTACTGGTAATGCGCCTGTTGTTAATGGTTTATCAGATAACAATGGCATTGGAAATAGTGGTTTATCTGGGTACATATCTAATCTGCGCTGGGTTAAAGGCACTATGGTTTATTCTGGAAATAGTGCAACCGCAGAAAACTTTACAGTTCCAACAGCGCCTTTTACAGCGACTATGAGCGCCAACCCATTCGGCGGTGTAAATACAGCGGCGGCTACTGCAACATTTTTACTTAGTTCTATCAACGCAGGAATATATGACGCAGCAGCAAAAAACGATTTGCAAACTGTTGGCAATACTGCGGTAAGCACTGTTCAAGCTAAATTTGGTACTACTTCTGTTTTGTTTAATGGGAGCACGGATTATTTAAAAGGCATAACAAATGCTGTAAATGCTTTTGATGCGGGCGATTTTACTGTAGAGGTGTGGCTGTATCCTACTGCGTTTGCTACAAACAAAGCTATATGGGGTTGCGCTACTGCGGCGGCATCTGCCACTGGGTTTTACATTGGCGCTAATGCTTCTGGCCAATTATTTTTATATTCTGGCGGGGCTTTTAAAATTGCGGCGTCTTCAAACTCTGGAACTCTTGCATTAAATACATGGAACTATGTTGCTGTTGTTAGATCAGGTTCAACTATACGATTTTATGTACAAGGTGTGGCAGCTAGTTCTACTTGGTCACTAACTACAGAAACATTTACAGATGGCGCTTTATTAATTGGAGCGTCTCCCAGTGGAACAACAGAATTTTATCAAGGGTATATGGATGAATTCCGTATTTCTAGGGGAATTGCTAAAACCATTTCTACGCCTTTTGCCGCTTTCCCTACTGTATAGGTGATATATGCTTTATTCAAAAAATGGAAGTATTCCTAACACAGAAACTGATGGTACAGATGGTTGGATTGAAGTTCCTAGTCCCCCATCGGCACCAGATGGTAAAGAGGTTGTGTGGTGGTATCCACCTGGTTGGGTAATTAGAGATCCGCAGCCAGACGCAAATTCTTCATGGGTTCAAGCAGAAGAACGGTGGGTTGATTTTACGTTAACAACATCACAAACAAATATGGTGTCTTCATCTCAAATAAGCATGTTGTAAGGAATTAAAAATTGATCCACTTACTATTCTTGCGGCTGCAAAATTGGCTGCTGCTGCTGTTAAGCAAGGCTGTGAGTTATACCAAACAGCTAAAGCTGATGGCATGGAGTTGGTCGATGCCTACGGTAAAGCCAAAGATGTTGTGGCTGACATTAGTAGCCATCTGGGAAATTTTTTTAAATCGCATCAACAACTTGAGAAGCATGTTCACGAAGAAGAACTAAAGGCCAAGAAAGTTCGTGACCCTGAATTGTCGGTAAATCAGGAAGCCTTTAATCGGATACTTGCACAAAAAGAGATGATCCGGTTAGAGACTGAACTGCGCGAGATGATGGTGTACCAAGCGCCGAAAGAGCTGGGTGCGATATGGTCTGAGTTTGAAGTAATGCGTAACAAGATTAAAGCAGAACGTGCAGAAATTCAACGGCAAGAAGTAATAAAACAGCAAGCGGCAGTTTGGCGGCGAGCAAGAATACTGAGCAAGATAAAAGAACAAACGACATTAATCTGTGCAGTATTGTTTGTAACAGGGTGGTTTTTATGGCTGATGATAATGTTAAGGATGAGCCTGACATACCGTGGTCTTTACTCATTGCCGTCATCGTTCTGTGTTTTGTGTTAGTAATTGCTCTCCCTGTGATGGGCGTCATGTATATGGACATGAACAACGCAACGATTAAGGCAATGGAAGAAGTAAAGAAAATGCGCGAACTACGCGCCAAAATATTAACGGAAATGCAGGGGGAATAATGCTTACACTAATTTCTACTTTAGTATCTTTTTTGTCTGGTGGCTTGCCTAAGCTGCTTGATTTCTTTCAAGACAAGTCCGACAAGAAACATGAGCTTGAGTTAGCTCAAATGCAGATCAGCCGTGAAGTACAGTTAGCCGCCGCTGGGTACGCAGCGCAGCAGCATATCGAAGAAATTAAATTAGACGAGATTAAGACCCAGACACAATCTGCGGAGAAAATC